TTGATATCCTCTTCATAATCTGGGAACATCTTCCTCATATATTCTATTTTCGCACCAGGCTGTAGAGGATTCTTCTTAGAATCTACACTACGACTTGGATATACCTTCAAGTCAAATCCTAGTCTGCTTGCTTCTGATTTTGCTTTTTGTAATAACTTTTCGTGTCCTACTGTTGGTGGATTGAATCTACCAAATACAACTACTGCACCCTCGCTAGCAGGATTTCCCATCACCTCTGCTGTCTGTTTATCCGATTCGCCAGGCTCAGGTGATTTGGTTGCGGTAGAAGAAGGATCTTCCTTTGGTTTTGGTTTTGGAGAAGATGCAACTGGAGCAGGTGCTTTCTTCTGGACAGTGGGTTTCTCAGGTGTGGCAACTTTAGTAGATTTTGGATCGTCGGTGGCGGCCGCACCCCCTCCTCCTGTGTATTGAAGTTTACCGCTTACAGTTTTTGCAACGAATTTACCCTTAGCATCATACCAGCCTCCATGACCGTCGCCCTTTAGTCCCTTGAGTTTAGCCTCAGTGGATGCAGCAGTCTTTACAGCTTCTGTTAAAAATTGACCGAAGGATTTCACAAATATCAATAGACGAGTACAGTTTTATTTATCCTATTAAGATATCTTATTAAACTTAACAGCAAGATTTTGGAATTGACCCATCTTGTGCATTGCACCTACTTTATTAGTTCTAGTTGTGAAAGCCATTGACATGACTGAACCATCACTCAATACAATATTAAAATCTTGCTTACCACTACCCGCTTGAGCCCTCACACTTGTTACAGCCGTCAAGGCAGCAGACAATTTTTCATTAGTATTATCTAAACTCGCATCAGTTTCTGTGGCCTTTACCGTTATTGCTGGAGTTCTGAATCCTGAGTATGCAATCTTTTGAGTAATATATTTTTTTGCCATAACAAAATTACTATTGAAAAGATTGATCAACTCCTGTCTCACAATATTCAAATTAGAATCATATAATCTATTATACTCAGCCTCATTCTGTTGTTCAAATTCAAAAGTCTTTAGTGCCAGTCTTGATGTTCCCCAGAAGGCTTTATCAGATGCTTCGATACCTTCTATGGATTCATAGTTTGGCCATAGTTTATCTTTGATTGCATTGTAAGAACTCTGTTCACCAAAGAAATCAAATATTGGTTTCACATATGTGTTCAACTTAGGTTCAGCAGATTTTGCAGTTCCAGCCTTTAGACTGATACCTAACATACCACCATTTCTATACTGGATAAAGATATCGCCAGGATGACTTCCATCTACACCACTTGGTTTTGCTCTGTATCCCCAGTAACATTGTGCAATAGGATGTTTTGCATTATGAGATCTCAACCACTTTGTTATATTCTTTGCGTTCGTTACTTTTGTTTGGAATGATCCGTTCTCTGCCTGATCTATAAATTTCTTTCCAGCAACTGCATCCTGTGATGTTAGATAGTATGCAGCATTAGGATTATTAGCCTTTCTAATTGCTTGATAAAAATCTCTAACTGATAGGTTAGGATTGATACCGTTCATAAAAGCAATACATGGAAACAGTTCTGTCATGGAAGAGTTCAACGTTGTCATTGACATACCACCCTTTCTGGGTTTGTATATAAACATTAAAATAGTTCCGTCACCCATCCTTACACAGGATACAGGAACGGAACTAACAGATTTCTGTTCGTTATAAACTCTGCCTAGTCTTGATAGAAGTCCTTCTACGTCTGCTTTAGTTTTATCTCTGTCATCAGACTTAACGAGATAAGTAACTGACCTAGAAGTTGCACCTTTTACTTCTACATCTCTATCAGGAATATTAATCTCCTGTAAGATCTGATTAAGTTCTAATACTTCCTCAGCAGTTCTAGCCATGACTTTTTGATACTATTTAGAGGTCTCCCTCCTGTCTGTTCTCGGAATAATGCACATCAAAACTACCGCCTGGATATCTTTTCTCTAGTTTCTTGACGTTTGTTTCAATTACCTCGTCAAATGATACGTCCAGTGCCATACATGCTTGTGCTACATACCACATTACATCTCCCAATTCGGTAATAAGATGATGTTTGTTTGCACCATTCCAAGGCTTTCCTTGGAAAACCATCTTCTTTACAATCTCAGTAAACTCACCCGCTTCAGCAGATACACCTACCGCAGCAGTCAAAAGTCTTTCAATGTTCGCACCCTGTCCATCCAACTCAACCATACGGTCAGCGAGATTAACAAAATCTTTGGAAGCGTCAGAGGTTACGGCATCTACAAATGTCTCGTACCTTTTAAAATCAATAGTCATTAGAATTTCAACGTTGCGAACTTGTTTTTGATCTTTTTAGATTCATCATTATTATACTCCTCATCCTGTCCACTGTCAACTATGCCATCCTGAGCACTCTGGTCACAATCAAATAGTTTCATCTTTGAACGATCAATACCAATAACAAATCTCTTATTCATATTGATATCGTTGTATCTATTCTTCAACTGTTTGATCATAATTTGATTTACTTCCTCTAATTCCTCCGTAGAAATAAGAGCAAACATAAGGTCGGCAGTAGCGGGAAGACCGAATGACTCAGAGGTATCTGTAATATCAACGTCACTGTTACTATACCCACTACGAGTGGTTTGAGTTGCGGATACAATAGGAAGGTTCGCTTCAACTGCGAGACCCCTAAGTTCCTCTGCGATTGCTTTGATGTAGGAGTATGAGTTGACATTAGAACCAGCTCTATAACGTGATGATGCACATATGTTTAAGTAATCAATAAAGATAATATCAGGTTTGAAAGACTTTTTAAGTGCAAGTTCATTCAACAAACCTTTGAAATGTCCTGAGTGTGCAGCGGCAGTGGGATACTCTTTGATGATAAGATTACCTTGAGTCTTTTCTGACAATTTAGTAACCTTAGTTTCAAACATCTGACGAGGAATCTCTGTCAACTGTTGTATAGGTATGTTTAAAAGATTAGCATCAATTCTTTCAGCAATCTTTTCCTCAGCCATCTCAAGCGTGATGTATAATACGTTCTTGCCTTGGAGTAACATACTGCTTGCGACATGACACATAAACAAAGACTTACCAACACCAGTGCCAGCGAGAGCAATATTGAGTGTTTTATTTGGAAGGCCACCCTTTGTAATCTTGTTGAGAAATTCGAGGTCAAACTCGATTCTATCTTCCTTCTTGTGATATGAGTCAAATCTCTCCTCATAATCCTCTAAGTAATCGTGTCCAACATGGTTATCAAATCCAACAGCAAGTGCATCTGATAGGATAGCAGGGATAGCATCGACACCTTTCTTGATATCATGTCCGTCTGCAATAGAGATACTCTCGACCAGTGCAAGATAGATTGCTCTTTCCTTACACCATTTCTCTGTAGTATCTATCAACCAATCATCTACAGCATCTTCTTTACTTGTCTGACTTAGACAATCTAAAATTTCTTTGTAGGTATCATCATTGATATCCTTTCTCTTCTCACATTCAATGGAGAGAATCTCTACAGTAGGGCACTTGTCATAGTCTACAATAAATCTTGCACACTCTTCAAATATAATCTTATCTGTCGTCTTGTCAAAGTAATCGGGTTTTAGGAAAGGCAATACCTTCCTTGTATAATCCTCATTGAATATGAGATTCTTGATGATCGTATTTTCAATAGTTTCAATCATTGATAATGAAGATATGTACTCATAATGTACTTTGGTGATCCGTCTTTAACAGGATATCCTCTGTGTGGATATTGCCATGTGGGAGGGAATACTAACACTCTACCAGTTTTAGGTTGAACTGTCAATTCATTATATGGAAAGTCGGTCTCTCCGCCTACAAAATCATCATTAAGATAAAAGAGAAAAGCAAGGTATCTCTTTGCACTCATGTGATCTTGAACATCAGTATGCAATCCAAACTGGTCACTGCCTGGATCATACTTTTTAATTCTAAATTCTTCAAAGAAAAATCTGTCAGGGAACCACTCCACATATTCTGGCAGATCTTTCTTATATCGTTTTATTACATCTACAGTTTTGTAACACAACAACTGTACAAACTTATCAAACTTGCCAGCCGTGTTTAAATTAACTTGAGTAAAATCAGGTACTCCACCATTTTCTACTCTCTGCTTTTTCTCACAGTTTTCATATGTTTCTATGATAGATTTGCATAATGATTCATCAAAAACCTCATAGGTCTTGATGAATTTATCCATAGCTAAAGGTATCCCCTGCAACCTTCTCCAACTTTGCCATAACTTCGTCAGTAAAATATTCTTCGGGGGAAGCCAGAATTTGTTTGGCATAGATCTTCTTACCATTCATCTCATAACGACCAGCAACATTCTTCCACAGACCACCAAGTTCTCCTAGTTCTAGAAGACCATAGTATCTGTCAAGACCTCTCTCATCATAGTAAAGTCTGATAGCGACTTCCTTATTTTCTTTACTCAGACGCGACTTGTGCGTCTTAGCTTTAATAAGATTTCCAACGACTTCCGTTCCTTCCTTTTCTTTAGCCTTTCTAAGATAAATGATTGTGCTCGCTGCATACTTGAGACCGCTGCCTCCGCCCATCTCTTTGGTGGGAACGTATGATCCGATGACATCATAGGTATGATTAGTAACTATTAGTGGAATCTTTGCCTGACCAAGTTTAAGAGTTAACATTCTAAATGCACCCTTGACAAGTTGAGATTTGGTCATGTCTCTGACTTGTTTATCATCTAGTGCGTCACGAATCTCTTTCTCTGTGGATAACATACCAAGAGAATCCAATACAAACATACAAGGTTTGCGATTGTCCTCATCTGTCTTAAGGTATATATCTACGGCTTTAAGTGCCTTCTGTCTAAACTCTTCGATTGTTACCACATTGACAACAACGAGCCTTTCGAGATCAACTCCTCTAGACTCAAGGAGTCCCCTATTGACAGCAGCTTCAGTATCAAAATAGAGACAATACCCATCAGGGTTAGTGTCAAGGAAATTTTTAACGACAGCGAGGCTGAAGAAAGTTTTTCCAGTGCTAGACTCCCCAGCAATAGCAGTAATCTTATTCCGAGATACACCACCAAATATACTACCTGATACGAGTCCGTTAAAAATGTACGAACCTGTGTCAATAAATTCTTCAGTCGATTCTGCCTCGGAGGCAAGGTGGGTGTACTCATCTCCTATCTCTTTGACTATTTCTTTTAAAAAATCCATAATGATTCACTTCTATTATAATTCTACCACAGACCACAATAAATTACCAGCAATTGATATTCTTGGTTCATTTGTGTTATAAAATGGATACACTTGATGATGTAATGTCGATGGAAATAACATCAGGGTGCCTTCCATTTCTGGACTCATGAAGATAGGATACTCAATGGTATTCCCTAGAATATCATTGTAGGTAAACTGAAAATCAGATGCAGCTTTAGAATGGAATGGTAGGTTGTGTTGATCCTCATGGTGTGTGGGGATCTTCATCCAGATCACAAATGATGTAATCCCTGAGTGGGCGTGTTCTGGATTGAACTCAGTTTGATATTGGTAGTTTACCCACCAATTCATTCTAAGTTCTGTTGTATATTTTAGATCTAAACTTGGGTCAAGATCTATAGGAGGAAAGTAATGCTTTGGGTCTTCATCTATCAACTGTTGTGTTAGAGGACCTACAACTTCATCTTTGAATTTGTTAGCGTCGTCTTTCAATCCTAGACTGCCAGTTATATTTCCAGCAAGTCTGTAACTGTAATCGTTACTATTATTGACATTATCTTTCTCCGCCTGTTTAACCACAGACCAAAGATAAGTCATCCACTTATCATTAAGTTTAGTCTTATACAATGGCATATTGGGTAATTTAAACCCTTCCCATGCTATGTCACTCATCTCTCTTTGGATAATAAACTTCTACATAAGATTCACACTTAGGACATGAAAGATTAGTTACGAAACTATACTCCTCAGCAAAGGGACAATCAGTATCCCCTCCCCATATGAGTTCAGTGTTGCAGTGCCAACAATTCATTTCTTAAAAACTCCAAGTTTTGCTAGTAGATATACTGACAATATTGTCCAGAATACAACTTCTAATCCTATATTATTCATAGACCTACTATTTTTCTTTGTCTTTCAAAGTAGTTGTGGAGCAACCATGAACTACTATTTTTCTTATCGGTTCCGCCTACACCAAACTCCATCTCTACTCTGGGATCATCACCAAACTGATCCATCTCTGGTGTATTACCTTTACCACGATCACCTCCATTGGCAAAGACAACAGTTTGTGCGATCTCTAAACATCTTTCGATGGCATGACACGCAGAACCGTGTTCATCATCCTCTACGGTAATCACGGCATCAACAACATCCAAGTGACGAATGATCTCTGCACGTTCTTTCCATGACATGAAGTATTGTCCTTTCTTCTTAGTCAACCATTCTTCCGTGTTTAACCCCACTACTAGGTAATTTGTAAGATCTTTTGCTTGCTCGAAGTAAGCAATGTGGCCACTATGAAGAGGATCAAAACCGCCTGTGACTAGAGTAAGTATTCTTTTCTTAGTCATCAAACTCTCCTTTTCTAGCTAAATATACTTTAACATTATTATAATGCTTTTCTATACTTTGTGCAAACCAATTTGCTGGATCTCTTGATTCAAAAACTTTCATCTGTGATTCAGAAAATATGCCGTTGTCTGTCCAACATACAATGTAACGTGTCATGCGAAGAAGGATTCAAGTGTATTCTTACGTTCGGTCTCCCAACCGATACAATCTAGAATAACCTTTACAGGTTCTAGGAATGATTTGCTAAATTGCAATTCATAGTCTACATGTTTATCTAGGTCGAGTTCAGTTGGGAAATCTTGAATGAAAGATATAACATTTTCGTGCATCCAATTAGGTGTCTTCAAGTAACAGAACTTGATCTTCTCACCATTATTAATCGCGGCATACTTATTGTCTATCCCCTTCTTCTTTGTATAGTGATTGTATAGGATGGCACCACGAACATGAATAGGACAACCCTTGTTATACATGTCAGAAGATGACTTCCACTTCTCCACGTTGGATACACTACGAGGGAATGCCACTTCTTCTGGTGGTAATGATTTGAATTTAGTTCGACACTCCTCAATATAATCAATCACTTCATCCTCTGTTCCATTCATCAGTAAAGTAAAAGCATCTTTCAAGAACTTACGACATGGTGCAGGCGTAGAAGTTTTGATTGCTTCAATACCCATGATCTTAAGTTTAGCATCTTCATATCTAACTCCCTCACTATCCCATACGTTTAGAATATATCTTTTCTTTGCAGTCCATATACCAGTTGAAGCGATGTTCTCTCGCTTCATGATCATCTTTTGGTCGTAGGCGTTAACGTAGTCTGCCAGTTCTTGGTAAGAACTTTCAATATAAGGTTCAAGTTCCATCTCACAGACTTTATTAAGGAACGTGACAATGCCTTCAGTAGTTTTCTCTCTCCCCTCGTATACACGGTCAACCAAAGGACCCATATGCAAGTAAATAGAATCGGTATCACTAGCAATAACATAATCAATATCTTTTGTTTTTAAAATGGTATTCATCTTCTGGTTTATTTTATTCTCAATCCATCGGATTGATACTTGTCCAGATAGGGTAATGGCTTCTGCGTTCGCAAGTTTATAATAGCGAAAGTATTGATTACCAATAGCACCATAAGCACTGTTAAGGGCAATCTTCTTGGACATTTGGACGTTGTTGCATCTTGCAATCTCCTTTTCAAGTTCTTTAGTAGGGGTTTTTTCATAGGCTTGTTTTGCTTTGATCATCCTCTTCTTGAAGATGACACGTTCATTATACATCTTCTCCATCAACTCAGGTAGGAAACCTTTCTTGTCCTTACTAAACATTGCACCGTTGGCACAAACTGCATATTCCTTATACATCTCAAAAGTAATCTCTTGATTGAGAAGTTTATCCACTGTGGCACTAGGATGTCTCTTTTCCTGTAATGTTTCTGGGGAGATATTGTATTGCATAATCAAATGCGGATACAGTGAGTTCAAGTCAAAAGATACCACCCATTCATATCTACCAGGCTTAGGTTCTTTGACATACGCACCAGCATATTTCTCATCTTTCTTGTTACGATCCTTCTGTGGGATCACAATGTTTTTCTTTTTGAGATAGTTGTAGATGATCGCATCCCATGTACGAACTTGAAACGCAACATCAGTAAAGTTGATCTTTGCATCATATGCTCGAGTACAACATAGGTCAATCAACTTGAGTTTATCCTCAAGACGGTCAACCAGTTCCACGTCAACGATGTTGTAATCTACAAACTTCTGCCAGTTCTTTGTATAGAACTCACGGAATGTATCAAACTCACTGTGATCCAACTTCTTTTGACCGAGTTCCACCATGGCAATATGATCCAATTTGAAACTCTCTTGGTTTGAAGTTGCAGGAGATTTCTTGTATAGATCCAAGTAATCAATTACAGATACGCCTGCAATATCAAAGACGATATTTGCACGACCCATTATTGTGATTTCATTCTTTCTTACAATGCCCCAAGGAGAGAACTTCTTGGCCACCTTCTCACCCATGAGACGTTCTACCCTACCCACAAGGTAAGGGATATCATACAGTTCACAGTTCCACCCTGTAATGACCTCAGGCGTGTGTTTCTGCCACCAGTCTAGGAATGTATAGATCAGACCTTCCTCGTTGTGGCAGTCAATGTAAGAGTAGTTCTTTCTGTTTGGATTGGTCTGGTATGGACGTGATCCAAAGGTAGTAATTCTTTTAGTATTGTAATCCTGTATTGTGATCAGTAGAAGTTCTTCTGCAACATTAAAGACATCAGGGAAACCACTCTCCGCAGCAACCTCGATGTCAATAGTAACTAGATTAATTTTGCTTAGATCAAACTTGATATCATCCTCTGGATAATTATCAGAGATATATTGATGTACATATCTCTCATTACCAAAAATATTAAAGTTTTGTACTTGCGAATACTTGTCGATAAACTGCCTACAATCCTTGATTGTGCCAGGTTTGATCGGCTCTACAGATTGACCGTCAAGAGTCTTCCACTTACTTCTTTTCTTTGTAGGTACATAAAAGGTAGGATGAAACTCCTCCCTGTCACTAAAATGTTTTCCATTTTCATATCCCCTGACCAACATACTGTTGCCGATCTGGAAAACATTAGTGTAGAATTTCATGCAGTTGCCAGTTTCAAATAAGAATCAATGAGTTCTCGGTGGGGTTCCACCAATGTTACTATTTTATCAGAACATATCATAATTTCAACGTCGTCTGTTACCTTCTTTAACCAAGGCGACATATCATCACCCTCAAGTTCATAAGGTGATACAAGTTTGCAGTTTGGATCTCCAATATCAACAGCACCGACTTCCTCTATCTTTGAGATAATAACGGCGCCATTAACTAGGATTAGTATCTTTACTTCCTGTTCCATAAATTTTAGTCTCGTAAGATTGTTTTACCATAGGTTTTGGTTCTACTATCGCAACGACCCAGCTGGGATCAATAGATATCTTTTTCTCATCAGATAAAGGCATCCAAGGATAGTATTGTACACTGTACTGTGTTTCTTCTTCCTCTTTTCCTTCTGTAAGTAACACAGGTGATTCAACCAACTTACAACAGTAAGCGTTTTCAAGAACGATGAAGATAGGTTTTTGATCCTCATCTACAAGTTCTTTCACATCTGCGATGACTTCTTCGTTAGATTTTAGTAGAACTAGTTTGACGGTCATTGCACCAGTATATAGTTTGTAAAGCGGATGGGTGGTATTGCACCACCGTTTACAAGTTGGAAACCTGTCGTAATACTTTTATACGACACCCGCATGAAAGACCATCTGCCCGACTCTCTTGAGTTGCATCTTAGGTCTTGAAAGAAAGAGGGGAGGTTGGGTTCCTGTGTACCAACAAAGAATGGGCATTACTACAGAGTAAATACATTCTTGCCTGAGACCCGACTGGTAAGTCGATTCTGCTTTCGCAGCAGCACCACCTGTGTCTCATCACCTTAACCAGCAGTATGCCAGTAAGTTTATTCAGTCACTCCCAATGTTGCGTCCAACAAACTTATTATAGTACGGTCTGTGTGGAGTGTCAACCCCCTTTGATAAATCCATTTTTCTCTAACCATTCCCCAGTCATAGGGGTGGGTGTGTAGACTTCCCACATGTTACCATTAGCACATGCTTTCAATGCGTTCATAGTCATGTTCTCAGTCTTCCCTGCCCAAAATGCTTCTTTCTCCCAAGGAATTGCACTGGGAGTTGCAGCATAAGTTTTAGTGGCAATGTTTTGCCAGATCTGAGGTACTTTTTCCTCATCCAGAATGATAGCAATCATACTATTATTGATAGTGCCTGCCATACAATCTTGTGCAGCGTGCCATCCTTCATGTCGCATGACACTCATGAGTGTACTAGGACGACCCATGAATGCTTTGTTCAAGAAGAAAGCATTACTAACTGTGTGATACACTCCACGATTTCCTACAGGAAAATATTTTTCATCTGCCAGATAAACCCTTACTCCCACTTGGTTAAGTGCCACCAACATCTCATTGAACTCGTCAGCAACAGTATTGAAACTAGCAGTATTGTTGTAGTTATTAGAAACATCAAGGAGAGAGAATACTTCTTCCACATCTTCAGTACATTCCCGAAGAATCATACATCCCATTGCATCAGCACTGTGCCATCCTTTAGTAATCTTACCTTCGATGGGTTTAGGCAATGGATTTGCTAGTACAGGTACGCTCAATGCAAGACCAATACATGTAGCAATGAACTTTTTCACGGATTACTCCCAAAATATGCCTACATTATACCACAAAAAAAGACCCCTGCATTGATTAAGTGACACCAAGATATAAAATATTACCAGCAATCATACATCTACCACCAACTTCCGAGTCTGGAACCTCATGTGATTGGTGTCCAGCAAAAAGTATTAGTCTACCTTCTATAACTTGAATATCAATTCCTTCTACTCTTAATGGTGAACTGCCTTCTGGTGCATTAAGATAATATCCAAATGATAAAGAGTATGGCCAGTGATTGTGCATCACTGCTCCTCCACCTTTAGGGTAACTCATTCCCCAATAATCAGCAATCTTAAATTTTTTAGAAGACTCAGGACTTTCGTTATATGCTGAGTTAGTCCATCTAGACATCTCATGAACCGATTCTACTAATATACTTTCTATCCAATCAAATAATATATGATGTTCTGGCAGATCTCTTTCGTTACCTGTGTAGAATTTTGTTTTTAATGCTTCACCATTTACACTGGTGTTTGCCCTATCAGTTATCCACTTGATCAATGGATCTCCTATCTGTTCTGAATACGGACATTCGCATATTACAGGTTCAAATGGAGAAGTCAATCCAGGCAGTTTGTTGTATTTTAGTTTACTTATATCCACAAAAAAAAACCCTCCGTTAGGAGGGTGATCCATCTCGAACTACTATTATTTATAGGTAGTTAATTCGAGCATGATGTTCTGGTACTATTTTACCTAGTTTAATTGTGAGAAGTCCATCTGCAAAATCTACATCCTTAACTGTAATGTCTTCTGACAATGCCCAGGCTCTCTGGAAAGATCTCTGAGCCAAACCTCTGTGTAGGTACTCAGATTCTTCTTCTGTTTTCTCTTTCTTGCCCTCTACAACAATCCTTCCATACTCTGTGTAGACATTAACTTCCTCTTTACTGAATCCAGCAAGTGCAATCTCTAGTCTAGAATCTACATTGTTTATCTGTACAAGATTATATGGTGGGTAATTAGTAGTGGAATCAAAATTAAAGAACTGGTTGAAGTAGTCGTCCATACCGACGCTGTTCTTCATGATCTTGTCAACTAGTGTTCCCAGATCCTCAGTATGATATCTTTGAATGTTCGTCATGTTTCTCCTTTTAAAGCGAGTTTAGTTTTGTCCCTTACGGCGACATTACTAATTATACGATGAGCATAAAAAAAGAGGGTTGTATAAACCCTCAAAGATCATAGTGGTAACCGTCAGTCTGCCTTGACGAACGTGCTTTGTGAGGATTGTACTACCTTTTTCTTCTTACCAATATTATACTTAGTTTCTAAAGTCCAGTCTCCTTTATCCTTATAAGAAAGAACTTTGATTTGATTCAAAGGAGCAACATCTACAATTTGTTCTGGTCTGAGAATAGTAATCAATCCCCAATCTGATAGCAGAGTGATGATTCTATTCCTACGTTGAACATCATTGATAGAAAGATTAGCGGACTTTCCATCCAATGCAAACAATTCTTTGAAATGAACGATATAGTATCTACCTTGTTTGTGCAGAATATGGCACGATTGATAAATCTTTTTTTCTTTGCGTGAAGCAACACCGATTCTCGTCAGAGTTTCTCTTACCTTTAGGAAATCATCTGGTTCGTTAAGTGTGACTTCGATCATTTGATCTTGTGACCAAGCAATCTCAGGTTCTGTAAACCCACTCATCCTGTACCTCCAACGTCAATGCGTTCTTTAATAAAATTCAACTGCTCTTTGGTTAAGATTTTCAACGCTTGCATTGCTTTATCATTACTATAACCATAGTATTGTTTCACAACGTCAAGATCTTTGATCTTATCTTTGCGGAGCCAAGGAGAGAATCTCTTCTTCTTCCTGATGCTATTTAGATAAAAGTGATATTGAAGATCCTTTGATAGGTGATGATTGATATTCATTTCATTAGCAAACATAATACAATCAGTATGTGCTGACATACATTTGTTCACAATGAATGGTGGATACTTCTTGATCGCTTCGGGGTCATCCTTCGTAAGATCCTGTTTGGTGAGGTTTACAGAGTTCAACCAGTCTTTTAGTTCCATTCTTTTTTCACTTTAAAGTACATTTTATAGTATCGTCCTTTCATTTCTTCAAGGACTTTCATGTCATCACCAAATCCCATATACTTGAGATTTTGATATGTTCCCTCAAGGTCACTAA